GGCATCTACCATCTTTCTTTTCAAAGCCCGGTTCACATGAGCTGGTTTTGGTATCATAGGCATTGTATTTTATTTTGCGAGTTTTGTATGGGTCTTCTTTGTGGTCGTGTACATGCAAAGCATAAGCATCCTCATCTTCCTTCTTTTTCTTTTTCATGTAGCTCTCTACTTCTACATCTCCCTTTCTCTTATTCATGAATTCTTCATGGGATTGGCATGGCATGTAGATAGTTTTACCATTCATCTCCATTGTGTGTATTTTGTCGCAACCCATTTTTTTTGCTTGTTCCATAGCTTCTCCGGGGTTGTCGTATTCCATTTCTGCTTTGTAGTGGTCAGTACCATCATGTGATTTATCTTGGTCTTTGAATTTGTGTCCTTCGTGAGCTTTCATACACTCATCCTTACTGTTGCCCATCTCTTGACACCTTGACATATACTCAGAATGAGTTTCCGTACTCTTTGGTGTTGGGGCCGCAGCCTCGTAGTTACCACACACGCATTCTCCATCACAATTACATTCATTAGCACACCCACACCCACACGGTTCTTTCATAGCTTCCACCTTACTTGTGTCACGCCATTGACGGCAACTCCAATACCTAGCCTTATACTTAGGGCCGGGACTATCGCAGTTATGTCTGGAACGGAACGACTTTCTTCTAGCAGGGTCATCTCTTTTGATTTCCATGTTAGGGTCGCCAAACCTTACAAGAACCACGTTGCCTTTTTCATTCTTGGTATATACACCAAATTTTTTACTTGCGCCCTTTGTTCTAAAAGGTTTGTTCAATGTTACCTTGCGACCTTGATATTCAGCCGCAGTAACATCTGTTTCGTTCCAGTCTTCGTATGCGACGACTTCTCCGCCACAACCGCAACCGCACGACATAGTAGCGGAATTTTAGATGTGTCTTATTAATCCTTCTTACCTTTACCCTTTCTTGGATGCCCACCGGGCAACAGGTCATTGTCTTGTGTGTATTTGGGGTTGGCAGGTCTACCAGACCTAACCAATTTTAGGAAAGCATTGACTCTAGCCATAGACCAAGCGGCCCTGCTCACACCCGGTCTATGACTTGTGGAGTAAGCACCAGCACCCCTACGGTAAACTGCTTTGAGCATACCTAGAGTTACTTTGCGGTCTGATTTTTTGTTGTGATTCTTTACCTTTTCTTTTAGGCTATTAGTAACACTTTGACTAAATGTAACCTTACCACCGGGCCTAGCTGAACCGGGTTTATTCTTGGGGCTACCCTTTATTCTATCTTTCTTCGGTGCGGGTGTAGAACGCACGTCTGCCTTCTTGTTTGAGTAACTTAGGCATACCGCATATCTTTGCTCACGGTCTGGAAACTCACGATTCATCTTTGTATCTGCCATACACCTATTGATAAATGCGGCCTCGGTTTCACCGTCCCGGCGTGTAGGCATAGAGAAGCCACCCATACTTTGTTTTATTAAACTTAGTCAAGTATTACCCCAACCATCCTTAAGACAAACACCCATATCGGGTGTCCGTCGTATTGCATGCTCACTCATCCTTCGCAAGCTCGCAATCAAAACAAGCACCACTTACGCAGAATAAACACCAAACACTCATGTTCAAACATCCACCCCGTCAGTAAAACCCTCTTGAGTCTTTAGATTTAGATAACACTGTTTTAGTAAATTGTACTGGTCTTGGTTTGCATCTACATCAAGTGCAAACTCGTAGTGGAATCCAACTACTGCTTGTTTGTCGCTTGCGTACTTAGAAGCATCAACCCAAACTAAGCCCGAATATTTTACTGTAAAAACACTACTTCCGTCTTCGGTCTTTGCTTTTTTCATCATAAACGACTGTATGACTGCGTGTGCGTCAGTCATTGTTAGACCGATATCACTATCCATAGTTATTTTAAGAGCCACTACTTACCACCCTTTTTACCGTTAGTGATTTGAAATGCTTCCATATCCAATGCGTGTTGTTTCTGCATCTTCTCCATATCTAAGTCGTGCTTTAGTTTGTACTCCTCAAGCATTCTTGTGTGACTCTCGACTGCTTCAGCCGATGTAACGTCGCTTGCCAACTGGTCTGGTAGAATGTTTATCTTTGCGCCTTCTTTGCTTTTGAACAGGTCAAGAACAGATGTTATGACAAGAAGTGCCGGACCACCAAGAAGACCTATAACAGTTAGTTGTGAGTCTGTAATATCTCTCTCCTCGACTATACTGTAGTAGGAAGCGGTTGCGGCGATAACGACCCATGCCAAAACTACTGCTACACCAAAAGTAAGCATTAGATACTCATTAGGATTTGACATTTTCATGCGTGTCATGTTGTCACCACCTTTGGTTTGTTTAATAAATGTTTTAGTAGGTTTCTTTGAGTGCATATAGAAAGATAAAAGAATGAGTACACTTAACAACGAAAAAA